ATTTGGTGCGGCAAGCACAAACGGATCATCTACATCTGTTTCACATGCAGATCACCAACATGGAACTCCTACACATGACAACGCCGCTCATGCAACAATTAATCTTTCAGCGCTCGCCGCTCCTACTGCTGATGTTTCATTTGGTGGCTATAAGATCACATCTGTTGCTACACCAACATCATCAACTGATGCGGCAAACAAAGGCTATGTAGATGCCGCAATTGAAGGTTTAACCTGGAAAGCCGCCGCAAACTTATTTGCATCATCTGATGTGGCTCTAACAGGCTCAACTGGCACATTAAACATTGATACATACGGTGCTTTAACTTCTGCTGATAGCGGATACCGCATTGTTCTTTCAAATCAAACAACAGATACTGAAGATGGTATTTATGTTTACACTGATGACGGAACTAACTACACCTTAACCCGTTCCGCAGATGCTTCTACATTCCAAGAATTAGAAGGCGCAACAATTTATGTTCTAGAAGGAACTACAAAGGCTGGTACTTCTTGGACTCAAAGCAATCACTATTTATCATCATTTGCAGGTCAGACCTGGGTACAACTAGCAGGACCTGGCGTATTTACTGAGGGTAACGGTATTGATATTGCCTCCAATGTAATCAGCGCTGTTGCTGGTACAGGTATTACCGTGACATCAGGCGGAATCAACATTGATACTGCTGTTGTAGTAACCAAATATGCGGCAAATGTCGGTGATGGCTCAAATACTTCTTACACAATTTCTCATAACTTGGGAACTAAAGATGTGCAAGTGACTGTTTATGACAACTCCAGTCCATACGCTGAAGTGATCTGTGATGTCCAACATACAAGCACCACAGCAGTCACCCTGTTGTTCTCAGTTGCGCCAACTTCAAATCAGTATAGAGTTGTAGTCCAAGGTTAATAACTTCCCGCACTACAAGGGGATAAAGGGAGATACACATGGGTCTGCGTGACCGTATCGCAAGAGCATTAGCAACTGGCAGTATTGAAAAAGGTCCAAACCTGCCTGCTGGTACAAACACAATTCCAACTGAAACGCTTATGGCGCAAGGTGCATTGGCTATGCAACAACAATATGGAATTGTAAATCCTTTACCTAGATCTCCTTACTCTGCAAGCGTGCCATTTGGTCCAGGATTACCAATCCCTGCCGCCGCAATTAACCCAATTAATCCAACAACGGGCCGCCCTGAACCACGCCGCTATGAATATCAAGTTGCTCAGAACATCAACATCACTGAAACACGGCTTGTACCTTTTAAAACACTAAGAGCCGCCGCAGATCAGATTGATATTTTGCGCCGTTGCATTGAAGTAATTAAAAACAAAATGTCAGGTTTAGATTTTGACATTGTTATGGGAACTGACGCATCAGAAAAAATTGCGACAGAAGCAGGCGGAGATCATGTGCGTGCCATGGCTAAAGCCCGTGAGAAATACACAGATGAAATTAATAGATTGCGTACATTTTGGGAAGTACCTGATAAAGCCAACGGATATACCTGGGCTGATTGGTTAAACATTGCATTAGAAGATATTTTAGTTATTGATGCTTGGGCTATTTACCCACAAGCAACAGTAGGCGGAGATCTATTTGGCTTTCAGATCTTAGATGGATCAACTATTAAGCCATTAATTGATGACCGTGGTATGCGCCCAATGCCACCTAATGCGGCTTTCCAACAGATCCTTTATGGTTTTCCCAGATCTGAATTTACAGCAACTGAGGAAGATCCAAAGGCAGATGGTGAATTTACTGCTGATCAATTGGCTTATTGTGTGCGTAATCGCCGTTCTATTTCTGTATATGGATTTAGCCCAACAGAGCGAGCGTTACCGCTAGCGGATATTTACCTACGCCGTCAGCAATGGCTACGGGCTGAGTACACAGATGGTGTATTGCCTGATCTTATGTTTACAACTGATGAAGATTGGGGAACTAACCCTGATCTATTGCGTGCCTATGAAAACATTTTAAATGATGACCTTGCAGGACAGACTGAACAGCGTAAGCGTGCAAGATTGCTACCTAAAGGCTTATCTCCAATTGTTAATGAAGGCTATGGCGAGAAATTTAAAGACACGCTTGATGATTATTTAATTACTAGCATCTGCGGACACTACGGCGTACAACCTGCTGAAATTGGGTTTGCTCCAAAGGGCGGATTAGGCGGAGGCGGATTTGAAGAAGGCCGCGCTCAGAACGCTGAGGCTATTGGTATTCAACCATTGGCTAACTGGATCTCAAAAATGGTCACAAACCTTTCTTACACATATCTAGGTATGCCAAGAGAATTAGAATTTAAATTGATGACATCACAGCGTTTGGACAATGAGGAAAACGCACGCAAATCACAGATTGAAATTACTAGCGGAGGTAAAACAATCAATGAGCGCAGATCAGAATTGGGATTGCCATTGCTTGATACCCCACAAGCAGATATGCCGTTGCTTGTATCGGGATCAAGCGTGTATTTGTTCTCACCTGAAGGAATCATCAACGCATCAACAGTTGCATCTGCTCCTACTCTTGAAGGGCCTGACGCAACACCAACAGAGCCAACCACTTTTAATCCGCTTAATCAGAAACCTGAACAGGAAGCGACACCTGAACAAGAGGCAGAGGCTGATGAAGAAACTCAAAGAGAACAAGCGGCTGAAGTAAAAGCATTTATGAAATGGGCCAACAAAGGCAAGCGTGCAAGACTGTTTGAGTTTAAAAGCCTAGATCCAATTGTGGGAGATGCACTGAATCGCTGTGCCTTTGATGGTGATTTAGAAACTGCTAGGGCGCTCGCTAAGGCTTATCTAACATGATTGAAGGCGCTCTAGAGGCAGATGGGCGCATAGCGGCAAAGAACGCAACCAAGATCAGAGCGGCTCTCATGGAAATGGCCGATTACAAAAAGATCTTTTTGCAGTATCAGGAAACGCAACCGATCTCTACAAAAAACAAAGCACAAGATAACTCCCGCGCTCGCGCCTGGGCAATTATGAATGTACGGCTACGCACAGAAGCCCTAGCATCTACATTGTGGCGAACCTGGGCAGAGGCTTATGTCTTGGGTGAAGCGGCGGCAGATGAATGGATAAAGAAAACAATCCAGGCTAACAAAGCGGCTGATGATGGCTACATTGATTGGCGTAACTGGCAACCAGGCGATAGAGCCACAGCATTAATGTTGCGTAGGCCAGGAGCGTTTCAAAGATTATTAGATCAAACTAATGTGACTATTAAAGGCATGGACAGAACAAGCCTTGCAGATATAGGCAACGCATTGGCTACCACAATAGAACTTGGATTAGATGCAGAACGCGCCTCAATTCTTATAGGCAAGCATGTGGCTAGCGCATCAAGAGCATTAACTATTGCAATCACGGAACAGAACAGAGCCATGTCTGCGGCCACAATTCAACGCTATAAAGATGCTGATTTACAAAAGATGGAATGGCATGTGTCAGATCCATGCGATAAATGCGCTCAAAATGCAGGTGCAGTAGTTCCTATTGGTACATCATTTCCTACTGGGGCAACACAACCACCGCAACACCCACACTGCCGTTGCGTATTATTGCCAATAATTCCAGGAATGAATGAAGATGAAATAGCCCCAACTGGTACAACACTTGTAACTCCGCCAACACCTACTGTTGTTCCAACTCCTACTGTTACTCCAGCACCTACAGTTGCCCCTGTATCCGTTAATCCAGCATTTGCAATCTATGATGAATTAGATAGCCGCCCATTTATACCTGGCAAGTGGGAGATAGTTCCAAGAGAAGCAATGAGAGAAGTAGAACTATCAAACATCATACGCTCACGAACCAGTCCAATAGACAGAGCAAGAGCGGCTGTTATTTATGATATTCACGCAAAGAAAATGGATCGGGATTTTGTAGCCAAAGGTGTTGTTTACAAAAACGGTCCAATAGAAGTGCAATTTGGTGGCGTAGGCCTTGCAATCAAGGAAGAAATCCGTCAAAAAGTAATTGATGAAGTAGAGAAATTACAATTGAGTAATCCTAAAGATCGTGCCGTAGTCCACATCACTAAAGACAGTAAAAACAAATACGGTTGGGCATACTTAGGCCAAGAAGATCTATGGATTGTTCCTAAAATTGTTAAAGATACAGAGTTAAAAGTAAGCGGTGCAGGCGGGTTTAAGATGCCAGTAACCGCAACTACTACGCAATTTGAATATACATTAAGCCACGAATGGGGTCATTTAGTTGATAATTTAGCCCAAGGTTCTATATCAAGACAGGCTGAAAGAACAACCCAAGTAATTGCTAAGGTTAAAAAAGAATTTCCTGATGCCTTTAAGAGCCGATATTCAGGAGAAAACACTAAAGAATTCTATGCTGAAATGTTTACTGAGTATTACAGGACTGCTGGACAGACTAACAATAAATTAGTTCAGGCTATGGCTACTGAATTTGGCTGGAAAGTTCCTGGCGGGGTAGTACAACCTAAACCTGTTCCTGTGCCTACTCCAGTAGAACCTCCTAAACCTAAAAAGGTTGTGGCTAAATACAGCAATCAAGAAGAATTTGATAAACAAGAGTTGCTCAAAATTATTGACATTAAAGAAAATCAAATGGGTGTGGTCACCATTTATGACGGCGCTACACAACAATACATAGAGGCTTTTAAATACACTGGAGATGACCGTTTGAAGGCTATATTACAAGCGCAAGGCTTTACTGCTAAACCTACCGTTTTAAGTGCTGATGATTTTGCCGTATTAGAACAATTGAAAACACCAATTATTTACCGTGGACTAACTGCTAGTTCAACTAAATCTGTTGATCAAATGATTAAAGAATTTAAAGACGGAGAAATGTATGTAGGTACGGGCGTTGCTGGAAATGGTGTTTATGCGGGAACTGATCTAAACTATGTAATCAAATATGCAGGAGATAATCCTGACAATGTAATGACTATGGCTTTATCTCCAACAGCCAAAACAATAGATATGGAAGAAGCAAAAAGGCAAGCCAAGGCGGCAAAT